GACAGAGGAAGGACAGAGGAAGGACAGAGGAAGGACAGAGGAAGGACAGAGGAAGGACAGAGGAAGGACAGAACGGATTTGGAATCCGATTAGAAAGCATGGCGGCAGCATGGCGGCAGCATGGCGGCAGCATGGCGGCAGCATGGCGGCAGCACGGTGGCAGCACGGCGGCAGCACGGCGGCAGCATGGCGGCAGCACGGTGGCAGCATGGCGGCAGCACGGTGGCAGCATGGCGGCAGCACGGTGGCAGCATGGCGGCAGCATGGCGGCAGCACGGTGGCAGCACGGTGGCAGCACGGCGGCAGCACGGCGGCAGCATGGCGGCAGCACGGGGGTATCAGCAGGAACCTTGATGCGTAATACCTTCTCAGATTTTTCTCCCAAAAACCTACAGGCTGAAAAGAAAGCAGCGTAGCCTCCCTCAGCATAAAGGACACAGAAAGGGTTTTCTGTGGTGCGAGAACACAGACTACGCCGCGAAAGGAGCTGGTTTTTGTCACCCTGACCAGCAACAGGGACACACTGACACAAACAAACCACACAAATGAGGGCAACAACTACCTCATCTGACACGGAAGAAGCCTAGCAGGAACCACGAGGATTGGAAGACCAAACTAGACTAAGGGCAGGATTGTCTTGAAAAAGAGCGTAAAGCCCTTGCTCTAAGCACCTAACGTCGGTTTCCGTAAGTTGAATATGCAAACCGCTGCTAATAACGTGCAGTAGTTCATGTAATACTGTAGCAGAAGCGTGTTGTTTATTGGCTGCAAAAGGAGCCTCATCCAAGCAAATAATTGCCTCTGGGTAGTCAGGAGCAAACCCGTGGGTGTTGCCATAGACTTGCCCTGCACAAAGCGCATCCAGCTCCTTCTGATTCTTGAACCACTTCACCTTAACCTGCACGCCCATCACCTTAATCCTGCTTGGAATTCCAAACTTGGTGGTCATATCCCAATCCGACTCTCTCCCCAGCAAACCGTTCAACCCAAACTTCCTTAAATAAACACCCTTGACTCACCTTCCAACTGCCTCGATAGTAAGCCTCGCAGCCCAGCATAGAGCTGCCGCGTAGCCTCTGAGAACCTGAAACATGGCTCACGGGTGAAGGAACGGTGAGAGGAATGGTTAGCTCCTGCCTCTCATAACGAACCGGAACAGCAGGTCACTGCTCTTCTGGATGCTCCTTGTCAGCCTGCGAGAATAGGCTAGTGTAGGTTTAGGTGAACCGTTGCACGAGGACAAGGAAGATGGTGTCTCCCACGCTGGAAGATACCGCCAATAGCAACCCCATCAAAAACAGTGATGGGATGCTTTGTGCCTTGATGAGAGTCTTCACTCACTACTGATTAGATACAATAGATTCTAATTACTACCTTTTTAGGTAGGCATAGTAGTAATAAAGAAAGAAAAGCTCACTGCATTAAGCTACCCCCTTCCAACTATCCGCAACCGACTGTCCCTTAACTACACATTAACTACAGTTAATAATGATTATCCAATAACACCCAAGAACAGAATAGGAGCCTTAATTCGAGTAGTTCGCTACTGCGTAGCTCACTACTCTCATGTATCATTGAGTTTTTTGTCGCTCACCGAAGGTGGGATGCTACATCCAAGTAGGATAGGTCTTTGAACTACCATTAAGGAATGTATCAAGCTGCTCTATCAAGACTCCCTGTTTGTGGTCGTAATGAGCTTTGTCCACATCTCTAGCCAGAGCAGTTACCCAATACCCCACTGCCATTGATAATGCATCCAGTCTATCATCATGGAGCAAAGCTCCTCGGTCTCTGGTCAGCCTTGATAGCTGGTAGAAAAGACTGAACTTCTCAGCATGGTCTCCTCCCACTGAGGTCGAGTAGCTGATGCTGCTTTCGTAGTCTTTGCTGACTACCTTGGTGTCCACAATCAGCCGATGCTGGTTTAGGATTGGTTCTAGCGTATCCACCATCCTCATTTCCTTCTGCTTGCTGTGTCGAACTTCCTCTACTGAACAAGGATGGATGCCTGACAGCACAGGCTTCAGCAAGGAGGTGAACATACCATCACCAAAGTTGCTCTCCACCAGCATTGAGTTGACCCCATGAGTCTTAGCCAAGAGAGCTAAGGATGTTAAGGTCTGAGGAGAGTAGCCTCCTCGAAAGCCGCCTACATCCACGAGGAAGAGCTGCCCGTGCAGGCACTTGATGACTGCGTAGGCTGTTTCATCTTTGCCTCTGCCTGAAGGGTCAATCGCCATGACACAGCCCTGATACTCGGTGAACTCAGGAGACACCGAGAAGGGCAGGTAGTAGGCGTCCCCATCGAAGCCTACGTTGTGCAGCCCTTCCTGCTTCAGGGAAGGCTGGTTTCCCCACACCACATGAGACGGCCCTCGAACTGGGTCAAGGGTCATCACCACAAGGTCAGCCAGCTTTAACGGATACCTGTCAGTATCGGCCAGCTTGGTGTCGAGCATGAACTGCAACGCGAAGCCTGACCGCCCGTAGGAAGCTTCCCGCTCCATCAGGTCAGCATCCGAGAAGCGTTTAGGGTCAACGGAGGCTCCCGTTGGCTGTGAGCTGGTAGCGATGAAGGGAGCCAGCCTGTCACCGTAGGCGGTGCGCTGCTCATCGGAGGGGTAACGGGCAGGCCAGACCCGCAGGCTGTAGCCCCGTCCCATCAGCTTGTCGTAGAGGGAATGCTCTGTCTGCGGCGTTCCAAGGTAGATGACTTTACCATCGGGCTTCAGGACAGCATCAAACTCCTTGACGGCTTCTGACAGCCGGGAACGCATCCCTTCGGTCAGGGAGTTGTTTGCCGCCTCTACGTCGTCCGCTACGATGATGTCAGCCCTTGACCCCGTAATCATGCCCGTAACGCCTACCGACTTCACTGAGGGGCTGTGGGAGGCCAAGGCGGGGCCAACGTCAAAGGACAGCTTGGAGCTGCGCTGCTCTTCGGTGGGCTTTAAGTGCTGAAGCAGCGGTATCTCGCTGATGAGGCGCAGGGTGAAAGTGGAAAAGTCATCTGCCCTCGCTTTGCTGGCAGAGACTACCAAGAACTTTAGGTCTGGGTTTAAGAGGAGCTGATGACAGACATAAGCTGAGGTGATGTAGCTTTTGCCTACCCCACGGAAGGCTTCAACGATTGAACGCTTGGGGCCGTGCTGAATGAAGCTGGCAATGTCGTATTGAACGGCAGTAGGCTCTGGAAGGTTAAGGTGCTTCCAGACTACAAAGAGGAAGTTTCTGAAGTCTTTAAGGCGTGGGTCTATCACGCGGTCAAGACTGCCTTAGGGATGGGGGTGACATCAATGACTTCCGGTGTGAAGGGCAGCATGATGCTGAGTTGAGCCAAGGGGGTAGAGGCGGCGGGGCAGGCATCCACCGCATTGTCTTTGAGGAACTGGCGGGCAGCGTTAAGCAGGGCAGGCTCGGCCTCCCCGCTCTGGATGCGGTTGATGAACTCCTCAGCGAGCAGACCGTGAAGGCTCTCTAGGAGGGTTCTTGTCTGTTCTTTTGTCATTTAGGTGTCCACAGTTTAACGATGAAGGAGACTGCCACCGTGATGCCTGCGGAGCAAGCTGACAAGATGCCCACCTGACGCCAGTGGCTTTTCTCTAGGGCGGTAAGTCTGGTGTCATGCCGCTCTAGCACCGAGAGCGTTCTGTCCAGCTTGTCGCTGTTAGTTATCTGTCGCTGCTCCATGCGGGACACCACAGCATTGATGTCGTTAGGGTCGTAAGAGGGCATATTACTGTTTAAGATGCGTTGCCGGAATTGATGCCCCAATAGATGATGGAATACTTGTCATTGAAGACAATAGCGGTTGCAAAGGTAACAACAGGGCTGGCGTAGGTATAATCAACTCCCGGCATAAGGCGAAGACCGTTCTTAAAGATAAGCAGCGAATAGGCTGATTGCAGCACAGGGGCCGTGAGGAGAGTTACCGTATTTGTTGACTGACCAAAAGGATAAACGCTGTTGACGGATATTTGGACAGCATCAACAGCCGACGCACTTACCAAGCCTGCTGGGGTGTATGCAGAGATGTTTGTCAGGCGTTGGTTGAGCTGGGCTTGCACGCCCGACGTTACGCCTGCAAGGTAGGCCAAGTCTGTTGAGGTAGCCGTGCTTGATACAACAGAGTCGCCGGACATACACAGGGCTTTGTTGCCGCCTAGGATTAGCGGGGAACTCAGTTTTACTGTCCCCGTTAGGAAGAGCTGCTTTGAAAGATGTCCGCTTGTGATTGTGCCATCGCCTTGCACCAGCACGTTGTATCCATCAATGCCTCGAAGCTCTAGTTGACCATCGAGCGAGGGGGACAGGCCAAGGCTTGAGCGAATAGTCCCCGCAGCATTCAACACCGAGATAGCTTGACCACTGTTGGTTGGCGACTTGACAGAAACAAAACCATCCCCGTTCTGTGCAATCACAGTTCCCGCCGCTGCAACCTTCAGGTTTGTAACCTGTATAGCCGACGCCGCCAACGCAGCTTTGCTGAGTGCGTCTGTGTCAGTCGTTGCTGCTCCTACCAATTTGATGCGAAGGCCAGCAGCCGTGTGGTTGCCATCAATATCCGTCCGCAGAGAGCCTTCAGTCGTTTCTTGGGAAATGTAAAAAGATTGGCGTGTGGCTGTGTCGAGGTCAGATTCTAGCAGCGTTGAGCCGTCATTGAAGTCCACCAACGGCGCAGCAATGGGTGTTGAGCGAAAGATACGAATGGGTGCGGCAGCAGCCGGGGCTGAAGCCAGCGTTACGTTTCCTGCTGCAACACTCATCGGCGAGACAAGCGCACCAGACACCGATACTTTTACATCGGCAGTTGAAAGAAAAGGAAAGACAATAGGGTATATTGTGGTGCTTCCGTTTCCGGTGTAGTTTGTATATGAGTTAGCCATTGTTTTTTTAGGTTATAGACCGCTGAGTTGTTGGAGCAAGGCTGAAACATCAGCCCCTTCGCGCCTGCCTGTGTTAATTCTGCGAACAATTTCAGTTCGTTCGTCTAGCTGCGGAAACTCTTTGAGCATCTTTGCTTTGCTTTCAATACGGAAGCGAGTGATGACCCGTTGAAGCTCTTTAGCCCTTGGTGAGGTAAAGCCCTCATCAGGAATATCAGAGAGCTTCTTATACTCAGTCGTCTTAATCACATCCTGAAGGGTGCGTCGCAAGTCTCTGCCTTGCACTTTGACTGTGCCTGTCAATTCCATCCAGCGGTCAAAGGCAGTCTGGTCTGCGCCGTTGACATATTTGGTGTAGTCCAGCCCACCCTCAGACACCTTGGCAGGCAGCGCAAAAGCGTGCTGGGCTTTGGCAATCTCATCCATAATCATGTCATTCTTATAGGAGGAGACAGTAAAAGGAGAGAGTGCGTTGGCTCCAAGCTGCTGGGCCTTTTCAATTTTCTCACCCAGCACGTTGCGTCGGGCATCACCCAAGCCGAAGCGGGGGCGGAGGTCGAGCATGGAGCGGGCTTCTTTAGTATAGGGGTCTTCCCACATTGAAGAGGCCAACTGTGGGATGAATGCCGGGATATAAGAACCAACCCGGCTGTTTACAAACTTTTCTGTATATCTACCCGGCTGTTGGAGTAGCTCAACAAACTGGGAGATGCCCGTTAGATATGACTTGTTTGTTACGTTTCGTGAAGCCGCCATCACCATGCCCACGAACACGTCTTGCAGGTAGCCTTCGTCCACGCTCTTGCTATCACCCGCCTTCTCCACGAGGTCAGCCGCGAGGCCAAGAAATGAGGAGATAGGGTCAGCGCGTTGATAGCCAACATAGGTGTCGCCAATCTTGATACTATAGGGGAGCCAGCCAGTCTGCCGCTTGAGCGCACGCTCATCAGCGTTGTCGCCACCACCGCCTGTGATATGACCTTGAGCTGCGGCAAAGACAGCCATCATTGCAAATGCACTGCCAGAGGCAAATCTACCTTGGGCTGCGGCCCGAAGGAGCGGGTCTGCCGAGTTCACTTCTTTCATGTATTGCGAATGCAGCCCCCGGATAAGAGGCAAGTCCGCAGGCATGATGCGCTGAGCCACAAAGCGCATGATGTTGGTTGGGGTGGAGACGAAGGGGAGAACCATCGTTATCCACGGGACGGCTGTTTTAGCCTTCATCAGCGCACCGCCGAGGCCGTCATCAACTACTCGCGTGAACGTCGCTTCCCGTGCCACGTCATCAGCATAGTCGGCCAGCCCTTGCACCGTGGGGTCAAACTCTTCCAGCCGTTTAAGGATATCCGCTTCAATTTCTGCTGAGGACTTACCTAAACGGTGGCCTTCCTCTGCCACCATATTTCGGATGTTGGCACTGGAATACCGCCTGCCGTTTTCAAGGATAACCTTTTCCATCTTATCAGCCACAAAGCCTGCTATCTGTTCCGCAGTCCCGACCCCCTTGAAGTGTTCATGTGCTTCCATCGTTGCTTTGACTTTGGCAGCAGAGCGATAGTTGATTTGCTTGAAGAACTCATCAGCCCCAGTAAGAAACCGGAAGGGCTGACGGACTACGTTCTTACCAAAAGAGTCAACTGTCCCAGCCCCGAAGAAGTCAACCATGCCCGCCAGTGTCGGGTTTTGCGCTTTGAGATTCTCTGCGGTAATGACTTTTCTTCCCAGCTCCGCCATAGGCGAGGAGTTACCAAGGAGCCTGCCCGACTCTTCTGCGTAGCTCAGCTTGCCCATGCGGAACGCTTCGGTGAACTGGTCAAAGAGGAAACTAAAACTGAGCAGTTCCTTTCGGGCTGCAAGGAAAGCTGGGTTAGGGTTCGTCGCATTCATCATCGTCAGCCCCACGGCCTTCTCCAAGGGAAGCCACACCGATGTTATAATCGGGCCAAGCGCGTTTGTAGCAAACGTGCGGGGGCCAGAGAGGATGGCGGCGAGCCACATCTCATTATGCGCCCGAATCCAGAAGTCCTTTGGGGCAAGTTTGAACGCAGCCGTGGGGCCATGCTCGCCAGCGAGAGCTTGCATTTTCCGTGCCGTGGCAAGAAGCGCATCTTCGCCGCCTGACGACTCAATGGCGTGGTTGATGAAGTTAATGGGCAACTCGTTGTTTTGCCGATAGACAGGATTTCCGCTTGCGTCAAGCGAAGCGTAGCGGTTCCATCTACGATTTGCCAAAGCCGAGCCTGTTGCACTTCCAAGGGAAGCATCAGCAACTACCATTTGCTTTAAGAGCGGAAGCCGCTCTGCAAGGCGCACACCTTGAACCCGCCTTTCAAGTTCCGCCGTTGCCGCAGCCGTAATGTCCCCGGCTCCCCGCGCCTTCAACATCGCTGCGTCTGCGCGAATCATCGCTTCCGAAGCTGCATTTACACTGTGGCCTACGTCTAGTAGAGCCATGTGGTGAGCGGCAACCCGTCGGCTGATGTCCGCCATAGTTGAGGCGTCCTTCAAAAGGTTAAAAGCTGGCCCCTCTCCGTATGCTCCTTTGATGACCGCAACCATCTCTTCCCGCTGGGAAGCACTAAGCAGGAAGTCAGCTTTTGTCTTTTTCATCATCTCCTCAAACCCTTGAGCAAGCGTGATAATGGCTTTTTGAGCTTCGGTGCTTCCCTCAAACAAATCGAGGTTGATTAAAAAACCGTCCTTTTTGTCTGGGTATTTCCTGCCCATCAATACATCTCTCGCCGCCGCAGTGTCTCCAGTTTTTGCGGCTTCTTGAAAGCTGTTCAACTGTGCTGGGGTAAAGTCAGAAGCAAAGTCAGCTACGGACGATGGGGCTGCGCCCGGTGCGCCCGTAGCCGAAAAACGAATGCTGCGTGACCCCGTATTTCCGGCTGGGTCATAGATGGGACGCGCCGCCGCAAGCGCACCTCCCCGCTCCATCTGGGTAATAGAACCGGGTGTGGTTGTCCGCTGATAAAACCGCTCGTAAGGGTCGAAGCCGAGCTTCCCTTTAACCGAGTCGAAGAACTCCTGAAGCAGCTTAGCCATCCGTCCCGTAAAGGAGTCAGGGATAGCCTGCTTCTTCATCGTCAAGTCCATCATCTTCTCAGCGAAGAACTCATCCACCATCAGAAACCTGTAGTTATCTTTTGTGAAAGCAATGCGATAGCTGCCGTTCGGTTGCTTAGTCAGGCTTTTGAGGGACTCAGGCGAGGCGAACTTGGCATACTCGTCATACTGGCTCTGGTTCAGCGTGTAACGCCCTACGAGCGCGAGGAAGTCAGGGTTCTGTTTGAGGTGAGCAGCCAGCTCTTTTTCGTATTCCTTCGTCACCTGTTCCAGCTCTTTTTCGGGGAGGTAGCGACTTAGCGAGTGCCAGAACTCGTGTGCTCCTGTTTTGCCTCCGTCGTTTCCGGCCCGCTGAGTAAGCGTGACCAGCGCATCCGCAAAGTCGAAGGAAGAAGGGCCAGTGGATGCCCCACGGACAGACACCGCCACGTCACCGAGGAGCGCACTGTCCACCTTGTTTACCAAATCAACTAGGGATTTGCTTGTGGCTTCACTCAGGTTGCCATCCTTCGTCGCCATGACAATGCGCTGAAGCAGAGCTTCACGTCCCCTAGCCCGGTCTGGACGTTCTGCTTTTGCTTCAGCGTTCGCTGTCTGCCTGCGCCTAAGCTCAGTCGCGTCACGGACAACAGCATTAACAGCTTTAACTGTTTCTGGGCCTTGTTCCCCTGAGACGAGGAGGCCACGAGTCACTTCTAGGTCAGAGAGGGGACGCTCGTTCACCACCGAGGATAGCTCGCGGACGGAAGCGGCTTCATCTGCAATCCGGGTTTCGGGCAACACTCCATCAACGGCACGCGCTGCTGAGGCGCGGGCTTCGTCCACATTCCTTGCCAGCAGTCCGGCACTCTCCTGCTCCGCCCTAATGCCAACAACGGCATCTTCAAGGCCCAGCCGCTCTGGGGCCAAGTCATCCATAACGTCCTCTGCGCTCCGTCCCAAAGCGCGGCCCTCACGCGCCTTTTTGATAAACTTAACTCCACCAACCATGCCCTTGATACCCGCCACCGTCCCCATAATGGCTCCGCTGGCAAGCATCCCCTCAAGCGCACGCTTCATGCGGCCTTCTGCTTGGCTGTCATCCTTGTTCGAGGCGAGGTATTCGGACACTGGGTTCTCTAGGGCGGGAACCGTTTGCAGCAAGTCGGAGAGCCGCGCCTCAAAGGGGTCGAAGGCGGTGAAGTCAGCGAGGACGCTTGCCGCCTCCCACTTAACGAGCGTCTTGGCCTTGCCCAGCTTCGAGGCGGCTGCGGCAACGGCCTTGACCTTACCGAGGCGTCCAAGGACACCGAGGTAGGGGATAAAAGCAGTAGCGAACTCAGAGATGCCTTCAACGGCCATGCCTGCGCCCGTCTTGCTGCGGCCAAGGACGTTGATGGTTCCCGGCTCAACAGCACCAAAGGTCATGGACTCAGCGGCCTGCAAGACGCCCCTGAAGGGAGCCTTCATCACATCCATCATCATGCTTTCATCTTCGTCCGTGGAGGGGATAGGCAGCAGCTTTTTCTTATACTCTGCATTACCCTCAGTAACGCCTTTTGAGTAGGCAGCATCGAACAGCTCGTTAGATAGGAGAGGCATAGTTGTTTAATTAAGTCCGCGCCGTTTCAAGAAGAGTGTCTGATTCGAGATGAAGGTTGATACGCTCTCTTGATTTGCAGAGTCAATACCTAACAGCTTCAAATCAGCAGGGGTTGCATCCCGATTAAAGTCTTTTAGCTCCTGCACTGATTTGAACAGCGGGATGCTGTAGAAGTTAATGGCTCTTGGTTTAAGCGGAACGCCATAAACTGAACCAACTCTAACTTCAGCCATTGTCAATCCGCGCCTGCTAAGGATGTCATCAAACATAGCAGCCGATTCAGCTTGTTCTTTAGTTGACAGCAAGCTCTTTTTTTCTTCGGGTGTGGGGATTGGGCCATAACCAGTATATGGAGGATACGTTATTTTAGTGCGTATCCCAGTAGTAACCTCTTTTGCGGACACTTCAAAGGCCCGCTCTACTTTATTCTCAGCAGTAACTATAGCTTCATTTACCTTTGTTAGTTGCGCCCCTTGTGCCGCAATGCTGCGTTTTCCATAGAGCGCGTCTAGCTCCCGAACGCCAGACCCACGCAAAGACTCAAGAAAAACTGGAAGTGTCTTTAGCGGCGTTACGTCTGTAGAGGCTCCCTTTAGAGCTTCTCTGGACTTAGAGAAATCAGTAGCCTCAGAAGTCAATTCCTTAACTATCTCGCTTCGCTTTCCGCTGCTTAGCGAACGCACCACTTCATTGACTACATCCTGCTGCCTAGCCTTAGGGTTTGCAGTTTTGTAGTCGGCAGCAATCTGGTTGATTCTCTCTCCCAAACGCTGACGGAACGACTCAGACTTTTCATTATACACAGCCTGTTCGGATTCAGTCATCTTGTTAATGTCTTGTTGTGACCAAGGGCTGATTACAGACTTAAACATACTAGCTATCTGGCCGCTTATAGTAGGATTGTTAGTCAGCACTTCCTTAGACTGCATACTAGCTTGGAAGCCTAGTGCTGCGTTGAGAACTCGTGAGCTTGTAGAGGAGGCTGCAAGTATCTCAACTTGGCGGGCCATCTCTACAATGTCTCCTCTCGCTACAATGGCTTGCAGGTTCAGAATCTCTGCGTCATCACTTCTCTGTAGCGTGGGGGATGAATTTAGTGAGCGGTCGAGGGAGAATCGAATGTCGTCCAGCGTGAAACCCATATCTGCTGGAGAGAGCATATCATCTTCTCCAGTCGTAGCGTTAAATACGGCTATGGGCGTGTTCATCAACGCCGCTACCGCGCTGAAGCTGCCATCCTGTGTTCTGTATTTCTCTGCACCAATCTCTGCGGCTACACGGGCAGTAAGTGTCTCCAGCGCAGTGCCATGAGCAGCAATCTTCTGGTTGTTCAGCACCGACTTTTCAGACAGCTTCCGCTTCCTATCCATGTTGATGAAGTCCAAGGCGCGGTTCAGCACCTCGCGGTCTCCTGCGCCAAACAACGGTGCGGTCTGGTCTTCCCCCGAAGGGAGCTTCCCAACACTTATTGTCATCCGGTCAGCAGCCCTGATTAATGCTTCCATGCCCTCGGTGTTCCCCGCTACCTGCGCGGTCTGAAGGACACCCGCAAACGCACTCTGAATGACCTGCTTGTTTTGCTTTGGACTGAGCGCAGCCGAGTGCGCCAACGACGAGGCCGAGATTGCGGCAGAGAGCGTCTCAACTGCCCCTTCAGCATTAGAGTTGCGAACGTAATCATCTACATGGCTGGTGATAGTGACCTCCGCCGCCGCCTTCGTCCTGACTTCCACCTCAGCACCTTTATTCTCCGTCGCCTTTCCGATGAACGAGGAACGCAGCTTGTCCACCTCATCAGCCGCCCACAGGCCGAATTGCGGGTTAGCGGAACGCTCCTTGGAATAAAGGTCATCGAAGACTTCCGTGGGGGATTTAGGGTTTGAGGGGTCGCCTGCCCCCCGGAGTGCCTCCACGAGCAGCGGAGAGAAGCGGCTCTTTACGTCAGCGGAGTCCGTCAGCCGCTTGTAGGTCATGTAGTAACCGGGTGTCAGGCCCACCGGGAGCATCCCCGTGCTTTTGAGGTTATCAATGCCCTCTTTGTTGATTGCAGCTCGGTTTTCTGGGGTGGTAGCCGAGTAGTCGAGGAACGCCTGTTCCTTGTCATAGCCCTCTTGGAGGTTGGCGTTTCTGGCGTTGACACGGTTATTAGTCTCAGCAAAGGAACGAATGCTCTCGTTAAACTCTCCCAAGCTGCGGGCTACCGAGAGCAGCTCGGAGCCAACCTGAGTGCCGCCCCCGCCTGAAGGGGCGCGAGGTATCGAAGCAAGTTCGGCTGCTCGGATGGCGGGAGCAAAGCCAAGACCACGCTGCTCTGTTCTTGGGGTGATGCGTTCAGGCATGAAAGTTATCGGGTGTAGGGGTAAGTGGAATAAGGGTCTCCGCCTGCTGCGTTACCGCCTGTGGGTGCTTTGGGGGCAGCGCTAAGCGTCTTATACATACCATAAGAGTTCACAGCACTTTGTCCAATGCCGATTGCCAGCGAAGCCCAGTGAGGTTTGGCAACGTAACGGTTAATGTCTGTGAGCTGCATATTCGTCCCCATTCGGGTTGAGGTGATGGTGCGTTCTGCGCCTACATCGTTGATAGACCCCTGCCGGGTCATCCCTTCGTAGAAGCCCAATTCTTGTCGTGTGCCTTCAGCAAGCAACGCATCAACAGCCGCTCCCGCAATGCCCGCTTCTCCCGCAGCCACAATATTCCTAGAGGCAAGGGCAGATGCCTCCTGAGAAACCTTACCCATCTCCCGCGCCCTCACCTCTTGGTCTTGCTGCTGCTTGAATCGAATCTGCGACTCCTGCGCCTGCTGCGCCTGAGCTGCAAGGTCAGACATCCGCTTCTGCTGGTTGAGCTGTGCCTTGGCTGCCTGCTGCTGGGCCTGATACTGCATCGCTGACGACGTTGCGCCCAAGGCCAGCGAAGCGACTGATATTGCTATTGCTATCGTTGCAGGTTCACACATATTAAGCTTCCTTTAGGCGAGCAAACTCATAGAAATCTTCACCAGACTTTCCATGGCCCGGTATCCTCCGTAAGAACGTAAAGCCGAGCCACTTGAGCCAAGTAACATGAAGTAGGTTTTCACAGCCCACTACGTTGAACAATAAATTGTAATCAGCATTAAACGACTTGACCCATTTCTTGCACTGTCGCATAAACTTCAGCTTTATGCTCAGAAGCTCATCGGTTGAAAGAAGACCAATGCTCGCTATTCCCATTTCCATTTCGCAAAGCCCGAACACGGCAATGGGTCGGTCATTCTTCAAGATTGTATAGCATTCTGTGCAACTCGTTATTTGCCGTGTCACAACCTTGACCATGTTTGTTTCACCAAGGAGTGCAAACATCTCGTCCCTGTCTGCTTGCCGCATATTGTTTCCAATGTGAAGCGCGTCGGCGTGGACTGACGGACGCACAGAAACACCATCTCCGTAATCAATTAAACCGCTGGCTTCGGGCATGGTAGTTACCTTCAAAGTCGAGGGAGATAAGTCGACAGGGGAAAGGGGAATCATTGAGCAGCCTGATGGTCACGTTATCATTCTTGGAGTTAATGGGGAACTTAAACAGCCCATCCTGAATGGAAGATGAGTTGCTGCCGAGGACTGTGCTTTCACAGCCGAGCTGCCTGCCGTTATAGACATAGCTGTAAGTCTGCCCGCTCTTGTGTTCCACTTCAACCTTGAAGAAGCGAGAATCGTCGTAAGACACCGTTCCCCTGCGGAGCTGGTAGCGTCCGCTTGTAACCTGCACCAGCCCCCGGCCAGAGGCTCCCGGCGAACGCAGCACTGGTCGGCTCACAACATACGACATGGTGTAGGGCAAACCAAAGAATACGGGCTGTGCGGTGTAGTCACCAACAACCACAATGGATGAGAGGTTTTGGAGGTATGCACTGGATTGCAGTCCGGCTAGTCCCGACGGTGTTACTGGCGTGCTCGCCACATTTGCAGCAGTCTTTGCATAGCTGAAGGTTGTGGAAGTCGGTGCATTGGGAGACCCAAGCACTGTGTATGTCCCATTAAACGTCGCATCTACACCAGCAACCATAACCACCGCTCCAGCCACAATCCCAAAAGTTGAAGGGTTTGCACTGAGCGTAAGTGTCGCCACATTTGCAGTTAGCACTTTGTTTGTCACTGTCGCTCCAAAGGCCAACACAAGCCCGCTCAGATGACTTGATACAGTGAAGGGAAGAACGACCCCTTCAGGAAGCACTTGCGGCCCTAGCCCCTGCGCCCCAATGGGTGTTGATGGAACACCCGATACATAGCTTGGGTGTTTTGCAGACACCAGCGTAAAACCAGACAGGCCCGATAAACTATACGCTGTGCTGAAAACTGTAAGCCCTGTAGCAGCATCATAAAATGCATCTGTAAGCAGCAGGCGTCTGTCAAGCAGGGTAGTATATTGACTGTTGGTATCTTTACTACCCGACTCCATGTTTAGTTTCTCAATGAAAACATCGTTCCCTCGTTTCAGTGTAACGTAGAGTGCAGACTCAATAAAGTCTGCGTTCAGCACTTTAACTCCAGCCCCAAAGTCCGCCTTAAACCAAGCAGACTGTATCTTCTCGTTTGCGTTGAAGAAGAACTTGTAGAAATAAAGCCCAGTAGGAAACCCGTCTGAAAGGGCAACCAAGAGCTGCTCATTGTCGGCAGCAGTTAGCTTGGTTATGTTCCCAGCAATGTATTTAGGGACTCCTGCTGTAACATCAGCACTGTCAAAGAGAAGATTGCTCTCGTTGATGAACGACTCTTGGAGTCCCGCAAAACTATTCCGGCTAAAAGGAAAGTAGATGTTTCTTCCGCTTGCGATTGGTGAACACCCGGTATATGCGCTGAAAGCTGTGGACTGTTGGATGGAAACAGTCTTTGAGGTGAGCAGGGCGGTTGTCTGTAGCGAGAATTGGGTTTGGTCTGCAAAGAGCACCAAACGGTCATAGAAAGGAACAGCAGCGAAAAGTGTGCTTACCTTTGTGCTGCTTGTTCCAACATCAATCGGGTCGCCATCGAGAAGGAGGACAACGGAAGACCGCCAAAAGTTAAAGTATTCTGACGCTTCAGAGAAAATGATGTTCTCATCTGAAGTAAAGCCAAGTCGGTTCTTGAAAAAGAAGATGTCGTTTAGCTTCCGCCCAACAAAAGACGGTTCTGGGTTTGTGTCTTCATCACCCGCATTTCGGTCTTCGTAGTCTGCTTGCTTGAGAGTGAACGTGCCGTTTGCTTCGCGCACAAGAAGGTGCGGCAGTGTAGCCGGGTCAAACATAAACGGAAGGGACGGGGCAACACACTCTGACCATGTGCCTGAACCTCCCGTGTTCCGTCCTGCTCTTTCCGCAGCGGTAAGCCCAACCAAGGCGTCCATGCTGAATTTTACATAATACTCATCGCCTTCTTCCGTCGGCTCGCCGATGACCTTCACAACAAACCCATCATCTGCTTCAACGGGGAGGTCAGCGAAGTGCTGAACCTCATCCTTAACAAGCTTGATTGCGCTTCCTCCGGTTGAGTCCTCAACGCTTACATCAAAAGTAGTTATGCCGCTTAGAGGTGCTAAGTAAATTGTAGAACCAATTACCTTTTTACTATAGGTAGTGGTTTCGTTTGAAGCTACGGCTGCTGTTGCGGTTGCTGCATATCCTGCATTGGAGTAAAATGCTGGCCCACCCGTGAAAGTGATGACAGGCGGTAAAAGGTATCCTGTTCCTCCGTTTGTTACTATAATTTCTGAAACGGTTCTATGGCTTGCGTTTAGCCAACCTGTTGTCCGCATTACAGCGTATGCCGTAGCACCTGTTCCCGGCCCACCATTTGCCGGGGTAATAACAACTGTGGGGGCTGTTCCTGCGCCTATCAGACTATACTGCCCGCCGAAAGTTACATTGATAGTTGTCACTCTGCCGGGAAGGAGCAAGGAGTTAGCAAGCTGCTCTGCAATGTAGGCTGGCTGAACTTTAAGGCTTGCGTCTGTCGCTGTGCCTGCTACTGAAGTGTAAGACCCAACAGCTCCATTTACCTTCAGCTTGTATGTTGTTTGATAGTCTCCTTGTGCAATAAACACCATTGCTTCTTTACTTCGCGTTGGCGTAAAATGTGCCTCAGTTGCAGCGTCTTTAAGAACTGCCGTTGTTTTGCTCTTGTTCAAGACAAAGGTGTTGTCAGCCACCGTAAGGAACTTTAAGTCTCTCTTTGGGTTAGAGGAGGCAAGGTAGGTAGCGGCATTATTAAGCACTGTAACCGACTGTGCCACTCCGTTCATGTTATACACTCTAGGAATGCCGTCTGTGTCCACCAGTGCAGTGTATCTCTCTGTGCTGTCCCGGTTGATAGTGTGAACGTAGGTCAGGTCGGAGAAGGCAGTAGGGGACAGTCCCGGCTTTGAAACCTTTGCAACGTGGAGCGACGGCGGACGCTTCACTAGCCCGTCCACAAGCGAGCAGTAGCCATTCACCAGCTCATCTGCCTGCGATGCGAAGCGCAGCCCATCAGCCTGCTGCGACACCCCGTTGACCAAATTAGGGACGTTGCTGGTGATTAGGGCCATGCTTAGTAGCGGTCTAGGGTTTCAAGGATGTCCGAAGCATCAAAGATTGAATGGTCAGCCGTCGCCGCATCAAACGCCTTCATGTGGCCCAGAGCCATCATTTCATCTCCATTAGCACTACGGGCCAGCTCGTTTGAGCCAACCACACGGTCTTGGAAGATACGGGAAGCTCGGAGCGTAACGTAGCGTCGTGCCGCTTCAGGCATCTCAGCAAAGTCTAAGAGGAAAACACACTCACCAACTAGGTCGGCGGTGAAAATGTAAGTGTGTTTGTTTCTGTCGTAGAGCTTGTTGCCGCGCTGCGTAACCGAAAGGGACGGATAGAGGGAAGCGGAGATGTCCACCCTGACCACAGCACTTGATACGACAATCTCTCCGGTGGCGTTTCGCGGAAGAGGGAAGTTCGGTTCCGTGTTAAAATGCCAGCCCTGTAGTTGAAAATCCCGGCTGATTTCATTGAGAATTTGAACAGCAATCCGTGCATCAGCGTTTGTTGCTGTGGAAAGCTGGTTGACCGGAGACTCACCGATGACCGAGAGCATCGTGTTGATGGCTTCCAGTTCTGTAGTCGGTGAGGTTGTGGTCATTGGAAGTGGAGTATAAAAAGAAAGGCGGGGGTTGCAAGCGTAGAGTGGAAGTATGGCTAGGAGAGTGAACTAGCCACGGAGCCTCTACACAGGCAACCCCCGCAGGATTACTTAGATGTTCTTGATTTCCACAGCGCACTCAGGGCGGAGGACACCGTGACCCATCGCGTAGCGACCCACGAACAGACTGCCCTGATACTCAATCTTGCGCTCGCTTTCGAGCTTCAAGTCAAGGAGCTTCACCGTGCCAACAGCGGCCTTCTGGAAGACCACCGCAGTCGTGTTGGTGAAGTCACCGTGGTAGGTGTTCGCCGTGTCAACGCCCGTCTCAGCCGACGCAATGTTCGTGCTGGGGAGGTTGTTGGACTTGATGATGGTGATACCCGCAACGCGCATCACGCTGCCATCAACGTAGCTGCCCACCGGGTTGTTATTCGTCACCGCCGCAAGGCTCTGGACGAGGAGGTAATACTGAGCCGGACGAACCACGCACACACGGTCTTCGGCGGGGACGTTCTTCTCATCGAGGAGCTGCGCGGCATCGAAGATTTTGGCAACGAGAACCGAACCGTTGGTCGAGGCCGTAGCACCGCCGTTGATGACACTGCCGCCGTTGCCGCCAGTGATGGTCGTCGCAGTGCGAGCAGCCGTAACAACCACCTGAGCGATGGTTTTATCAAACTTCAGAGCGAGCGCACGGCCCAGCTCCGAAGTGTAGATAGAACGCACGTCGTAGTGGTTCTGCGCCTCGTCGAGGTCATAAATCATCGTGGAGGCGGTAAGGAACCCGTCCACGTTGATGACACGCTCGGCGTGCTTGATTTGATTGACGTAACCAGCATCCGTCAGGATGTTCTCGCCAGCCACATGATACTTGGCGGTAGCGATGCCAGTAACAGGGAACTGAGCGGAACGTCCGCTGCTGATGGTGCGAACCATGTGCAACGCCTTGAAGACGGTGCTGGTCTCGAACGTGGTGAGGACTTCGCCAGCGAACTGCTTCAGGAACAACGCTTTCGCGTCACCAGAAGCATTCACTTGGCCGACACGGGACATAGTGATTGCCATATAATTAGAGGAGAAACCGAGTTGATTATTTACTTACACTAAGCACACACCTAGTGTTTCTTGTTTCGCTTCCTGTTTCTCCTCTATCCGCCACACAGAGTATCCGCCGTAGCGGGTCTGAGGTATCAAGAGCTTATCAGGAACCAAATAACAAAAGAGAGACGGCAAGTAAGAACTGCGTATTGTATGTTTTTTCATACACATCGCTTAGTTTTTCAACTTACTCCTTCGGTGGTGGGCCAGCATACCAGCCTTCAGGGAGGCGGATTCGGCTGTGAGAGCGTTCCCACGCCGTTCCATTCCATGTATAAACATGGCCCACCACATCTTCTCCAATACGGACTATACCGCCGCCCTCAACGAATACCACCCTCTTTGCCTCTGAGAAACTCGCGCAACTGCTTAGACCAAGTAGTAGCAGGAAGAGGCACAGGAGGAGATTCAGACGCAATGACGGCTTTGCCTGCCCGGTCTGAGGTGACTTTGAACAGGGCTGCAAAGAGGGCAATGAGGGCATTTAAGAGGGCGGTCATTCTTTCTTCGCAATGCCACGGGAGATGCTGTAGCCCATCGCAGTGAGGGTAGTAGTAATGAGAGCCACCACTTTAGCCAGCGGAGTTCCATCAGCCACCGCACCAGACGCAACGAGGATGCCAACTAAGGCAGCAACGCTGGACAGCCAGAACTCAGTAGTTTTGTAACCGGGTTTGATTTCGTTCATAGGTTTAATTAAGGATGTCCGACATTGCCAACCGTTTTGCTACATCGTCACGATAGCCAGAATCAGTCTGGTAGCGAGCGTCCCGCATAAGAGACACAAGCTCTGCATTGGAACGGATAGGTGCAGCACCGCTAGAACGGTTAGCTGCTCCGTGAAGGAGCTTAGGAGCGTTGTTTCCTTCTGAGGCTTGGTAGCGTGCATAGAGACCTTTGACTGCCAGACTCGCTTGCTGCTTGTTCCCTGACTCGACAGCGGCGTTGTAGGCGTCCAGTTCAGCCTGTGGGAGCGCGTTGGTTGCCCACTGACTCATAGCGGTAAAACCTTCCTCACCGCCCGCATCGGCCTTGATAGCAGCTACCGAGCTTGCGCCAATGGCTTGCTGACCAGCGATGTAAGCGTCAACCATTTCGCGGGGGTAGCCAAGCCCATCGAGCTTGGTGTAGCTTTCATTAGACAGCTTGCCCAATGAAACCATCTCATCGGAGAAAGGCCGAAACTTGTCCATTGTGGCTAACACCTCTTTTGAGGGTGCGGCAGTGGGGGCAGGAGTTTCGTTGGTTTCCTTGCTCCCTAGCTTTTGTTCAAGGGAGGCGTAGGCCGAAGCCATATCCTCAGCAGACTTAAACTTCTCTGGAAGCCACGCTGGACGCTCGGCTGGGGAGGCGTCAGGTGTGGCTTTGCTTTCGAGGACTGCGTTGTTCGGGTCAGCCTCAACCTGATTAGGGGCGGCTGCTCCTGTAACTTCTGCACCAACTGATACGGTATCACTCATAACTCTACTTCCAGTTTATGCCCTATTGGGCGGGTTGCTCTTGCGCCTGCTGATTAGCAGCAATCTCACTACGCGAAATGCCTGCGTCTGTCAATGACTTTATGGCTTGTGGGCCGAGCTGCTGCGCCATCTGCATCATCTGGCCCTGCTGCGCCTGCTGCTGAATCTCTTCTTCGGAGCGGATGAGGCCAGCGGTATCAATGCCCAGCGACGTAGCCCTGCGGGTGAGGTAGTCACTAATGTTGATATACTGGCTGATAGCTTGAGGGCCGAAGATTTGCCCCACCCCAGCGACGAACATATCGAGCTTGTTCAAGTCGTTACCTCTTCCTAGAGCCTCAACCCCCGTGACAATCATGGGTTTGATAAGGTCTCCCTTGGGAAGAGCAGGAAGACGCTTCTGCGCCGACATCCGCGCCATGATGCGCTGGACGAGCGGGAGCTGGAACTCCTGCGAGAGGATGGAGTAAGCACCACCAAGAGCTGACTCAAGCTCCTGAGCCATGAAGCGAATCTCCTCCGCAGTCACACGCTCTGCATCACGAGTAACGGAGCTGTTGAGGAGAAAGGCAAAGGACAAGCGTTGCTCGATTGACTGAGCAACTTCTTTGGCTACGCGAAGGTCAGCGAACTTGTCTAACTGAAGGACGGTAACATCAGAGGCGCGGCCAGAGATAAAAGCACCAGAGGGAGACTCAGAAAGAGCCTTGGCCTTTGTGATGCCATTAGGGTCAACCAGTAGCTTGATGTTAGCGGAAGCAGCAGCCAGCTTGACAATAGCTTTGGTAAGAGACTCAAGGCTTTTTAAGTCACCGAGATATTCTTCAACCAGCCCACGGCCATAGTCCTCACCATCTACCCGCGACCAACGCAATGCGATGTAGGGGTTCTTATCCAAAGCCAGCGTTCCAACCGACTCAGGGATTTCAATGCCTTCAGCCTCCTGCCAAACATTCCAATGTTTATCGTCACGGCAGATAGCCGTGTAGAGTTCAACGGTGGGTTCATTGGAACCAGCACGGCGTTTCAACTCTTCCTGATTGAGCGAGGCACGCACATCAGCAGGCAAAGCCACAGGAGCAATCACCTCTTTGGTGACAATGTGCAGAATGTTACCGAAGGGGTCACGCTTGACGACATAATTTTCCAGACGGAAGACGCGCACGTTGCCTTCTTCGTTGGAATAGACAAGCACGTTGCCGCCTACAATTAGGTGTTTCAGTGCCTCGAAGATGGGGACACGGATGGAGGATGTTTCAATCTCACGCTGCACCGCCCGCTCCATCTCTGAAAGAGCTTTCTCAAACTCCGTCTTGATGGCCTCATCTCCGCCCAGCTTGACCAGCTTGAACTTGTCAATGCTTAGGCGGAAGAAGGGAGCATTCGGCGGGAACAAGGCAAGTAACAGCTTGCTTGACAGATTGTTCACGCCCCGCGCACCTACCCCTTGAAATGGAGTGCTAAACCGAGTGGCGTAAGTGTGGCCCTCTGGTGGGATAAGCGTTGGAATCGTCAGCTCAGAACACTCCCGCGCCCTATCCAAATAGGTTAGGCGGTAGGTTTCACACTCGCTGTAGAGGGCTTTTGCTGTCTTTCCATAGTGCATAGTGAGAGGACTAACTAGCTGTTGGTTGCGGGCGGCGGTTCGGCTAATACCTTCAGAGCTTCCTCTGCCGCAGCAATGTCAGGAGACGCCAGCAGGAGTTTGATAGCCGGGACGTTAATAAGGCTGCGGAGGAGTTGAACTGCTTGTTCTTTGGTCATAACTTAAACGAGCTGCGACTTGATGCTGGCAATCAACGCCTTTCGGTCAGCGTAGGGCATGGTTCTTGAAGCCGTAGATAGAGACATAACCGAGCGGTCAAATGCCTGCCGAGCGTAGCTGTCAACGGCCTGCTGCAAGCCGACGCCGAGGTAGCTCTCCGGTGTGATGGCCGGGAGCGCGTCTAGCGGCGGCTCACCGGAAGCGCGGCGGAGGTTCTCCTCGTCACGAGCGGCCTGTGCGTCAGCGACTACGCCCAGCAGCGCGTCGTGTTCTTCGTCGTTGGTTTGGATGTCCGAGATGATGATTTCTAGTTTCATAAGGTTGTTGAGGGGCGGGACGGGGGCGGAAACGCCCACGCCGGGGACTCTAACTGGGCAGCAATGCCGATGGCGGAAAAGGGGCCAACCGCTCCCTCAAGCAGAGCAACGAAGGCGGGTTCGTCTCCGCTCCACCGGATAAGTGCGAGGGTGCGGTCAACACTGCGGCGGCACGTTGCGGCACTGGTCTGAGAGACAAGCTCGAAGTCCACCTTAACCAGCTCACCCACGGGGACGATTAGGTAAGTGTTCATCAGATGTAGCGGTAGTTGTGCGCGTTGAAGTTGTTCGTGACCTCTGCTTGAGTCAGCCCCTTGCCTTTGTAGATGCGAAATTGGGAGATGCGACCATCCATATTATATATCCCATCTGCGTTGTCAACTGGTGGAGAAGAATAATACAAAAGCGCACCAATGAGTAGGTTGTTTCCGTAGCCAATCATGTCGTCAGGAAAATTCCCAATAACCGGGCCAACAACTGCGTTGCGGTAAAACTTAGTCTCACCGGAGATGCGGGAACAGACGACATGAACCCAAACCCCAATAGGCACAATGCCTAATCCACCGTTTGCTTCGCTTGAGTAGCCAATGGATTGGTCTTCATCTGAAGCAGCATTTACTATGGTGTTATACCACCCTTGACCAACCCCAGCGTTATGCGTTCCGGCAAGCTGTTGATAAGTGTCTGAACGTGAGTTGACCCACACCCACGCCTCAACCGTAAAATCTCCCATTGCAAACTCAAACGCGACGTTATTCGGAACAGAACCGTAGGTGTCCATTCCGTTGAAGTTAAGATAGCCTCCGTTACCGGAGCCATAAGTAACGCCGTTGATGAGCGAGCAACTGAACGCTGATGGAGAGATGTCTGTCCATGTAGTGCCTGTGCCGGGATAACTAGCGACGTTGCCAGCGTCCAGCCACAAAACTAGGTTCGACGAGACAATGGGAGGAGGCACGGCTATCACGTCGTCAATCAGTCCCGGCGTTCGAGGGCGACGCCTGTCTTTCTTAGGAGATGAGGAAGCCAGTGGCATTAGACGGTGTAGCGGTTGACGTTCACAAACAGACTGACGACGTTTGCGGTTGCCGCACGAGCGCGGACTACTGCCCCGGCGTTCAAACGGAGGCCGGGAACAAGGAGGAAGAGTCCAGACTTCATCGGAATGATACAGGTGATGGAGTCTTTCACGGCAGTCCCGCCAAACCCAACCGTGAGTTCAAGGTTGGCAACTCCGTTGTTCTGCGCCCAAATCCAAATCTCATCCACGCAGCCTGCAACCGCAGTAGCGGTGTGAACAATCGTGCCGCTGGCGATAGCGGCATCACTGACAACGACAGAGGCTCCGCCCGCTGGCGTGCCGGAAAAGATGGAGGGTAGGAATGAGGCCATATTAGTTCAGCATTGAGTTGTAGATTGCTTCCAAATTCGTCAGACCAGTAACCCGGTCAGCGGGAACGGTTCCGGCGGTTACGACACCCGCACTGCTAATAATAAAACCGCCCAAATTTGAGTCGCCGACAACGTGCAGTTTAGAGGCCGGACTCGTCGTGCCGATACCGACTTTGCCCGTCCCGGCAGGGGCAAGTATCACGTCAATGTTCGCCGCACCAGTCCCGGCTGTGGCCGCTCCGAATGTCACGGAGGTTGCCGCCACGGAGAGCTTCATCCCCGAATAGTTACTCGCGTTTGTGTAGCTGAAGTAGTTGAAGATGTTCGTGCCGCTGAACTGCTGTAACGGAGTGACATGGCTGTAGAACCAGCACCCGCCACCGTTCTGACCGCCGATTTTGAAAGTGCCTAGCGTGGCGTCGTATCCGGCGTAGGTCTGAATATATGACCCGTTATCGTATTGGAAGACAGTATCCGTGTTGGTGATGAGCTTGAAATCGTTGCTAGATGGGTAAAGGTAAGCTCGGTTTGTAGTCCTATACTTCAACTGCAATCCCGTTGCGTAGCCACCATTTATCTCGTGGTCGAACGTGATAGGAAGCTGCAAGCCAGACCCCGTGTAGGGAGTCGCAGTCTCATACCTGAACCCCGCTTCGTAACCCGCTGTGCTTTTGAGCATCAATGCGCGGCCAGTGTAGGTTCCTGTGCTTTGCAGCGTCAGGATGTTGCTGGCTGACGTAGCAGCGGTGAGGACACCGCCCGCCAGCGGAAGGTAGTCAGCCGATGCAGCCACGGCCATTGTTCCAAGGCCGAGCGTGGTGCGCGCATTACTGGCAGCAGCATCGTCAATTAGAGACAGGCCAAAGTCGGTGATTGGCTTTGCCTCCAAGCTCCCTGTGCTGGCTCGGGCGGGGAGAGTATTGGCAGCAAATGTGGTCTGCGTGAATGCGTCCGCTCCCGTTCCTATTGCTAGGCTGTTGGCAGCAATGGTGAGGCCAGCCAGCGCGGTGAGGGTGGCGTCTAGTGGCTGGGCGGAAGCCAGCAAGACGGACTGCGTGACACGTTTGGTTGTGCCGCTTGCCGCCATCGTCGAGTCGGAGATGTCAACGATGGGGATGAGGTCGCCCGCAGCCGGGTCAGTAAGAACCGTCAGCGTTGAAATTTTAGTAGAGGGCATAAGGAGTCAGCGTTAGAGACTGCCCTCAGTCTCCAATACAATCTCGTTCTCTTGCGTTAAAGTAGAAAGAGCTTCTGTGGTGATGTCAGGAAGGAACGTGTCCCCCGGCAGGCCGGAAGGTTTGCGGGCGTGGTCAAGTCCTATGCCAAGAGCGAGTGTCACTGAAGGGTGTTGTAGGCCATCACACTACCGCTAGTAAGCGTGAATCCCGTAGTTGTTCCTCGAAGGACAAACCCGGCAGGGAGAATTGCTCCAATCACCGAGTCGCCAGTGAGGTCAGGATTTGCAATCGCAGAAAACACCGTATCTTCTAAACACTCAACGGCAAAGAATTTCCCGGTAGCGGGGGCAGTGGTTTTACGATAGACAGCACCAAACTTACCCAAAGACTCAGCGAGGATTTGCATGGGTTGTGTGTGTTAGCTTACGGCACGTTGAGGCCAGCAATGCCAGCACCAGCACCGTCGCTGCTTCCCATTGAGCGGTCAATGCGAAGTGCGGAGCGGCCTCGAAGGGCTTTCAAGCCTCCAGAAGCAGTTCCAGAATCGTCCAGCTTCTTCAGTCGCTCCGCAATTTTAGTCGGCTTAGGAGCAGCCGGAGGAGAAGGGGGAGGGGTGTATGGTTCAGGAGAGCCGCCGAAGCACATATATGTTTTATTGGTTATGGTTGTGAATGAGGACAGAAGTATTCTGCTCCTCAAACTTTTGAGTCAACAACTGGACGACACTTCTTCGTCCTGCGTTCATCCAAATTTCTCGGTCAGTGTCAAGGACGCCGGGGCAGCGGTCAGGGTAACGAGAACTAAGCTCCTTCAGTAAGTCGGAAGGAACAGTAGGGAACATATCTTCGTCATCATTCATAGCCAAGCGTGGTTGCAATGAGACCTGTATAGGTCGTCTCCGGTATGCTCCGGTGATTGAGTAAAACTGCACTGAATCCTGAGTAATTGTCAAGGGCTATTTCTGATGGGTGAAAATCTGTGTCGCAGCTCGACTCAGGGTTCACTACTTGCCAAACCTCACCGCCCAGTATTTTCACAGTGTCTGCCTCGTTGGGGAAGCGAATGTCAGTGACTACCACCACCCCCTCACCGATGTTCACTAGCTTCTCGATGAGCCGCTTCACCCAGTAATCGTCTCCGTGCATCCTGCGGCGGAACTCTGTCCCCCACCACTGAAGGACGGGACGAAACTCTTCCTTGTGCGCTTCAATGTGGCCCACCGAATAGCCCGTAGCGGAAGCGACTTCTTGCTTCAATGCGTCAGCCAACGCTATTTCGTGGAACGCGGTATGGTGACAGAGCCGCCGAATAATGGATGCCGTGTGGTTTTTTCCTGCTCGCTTCTTCCCTGCTAGGCCGATAATTCGTTTCATGGTGTGTGTTGTTGCTTGAACCGCTCGTTGTGTCGCGCTGCCTCAGCCCTGATAAGCTGCTCCACTTCCCTTAAAAAGTCAAGGCGGCTGCTCCCGTTTTTTGAGAAATCTACTTTGATTGTTGTAGAAAGCCGTTCCCGCTCATTGAGCGCAGGCAGGGTTGTCAGTTGGATATAGACGGGGACGGATTCCATAGGGTGATTCGTTTAGTTTTAGTGCTGTAGTCACCCCGCCGAAGGAGCCGAGCCATGCGAGCCTGCATCAGTGCCTCTTCCTCACCAAAGCCTGCTTTTGCATAAGCGGCAAGGACACGCGACCAAAGCTCCTGAATTGTTTTGTTGGCCTCACCAAGAATCTTCTGTGCGGCAACCGGGCCTACACCTTTACAACCGGGGTAGCCATCAGTGGTGTCTCCGGTAAGCGTTTGTGACATGAAATACCAATCAGCCTGTAGCAGACTGACTTCGGTAACTCCGAGTTCAGGCTTATTCCAGTTATAGTGCCAGCCGGGGACGGTGTTGAAGTCTTTATCAATGCTGACCATTACACGCTTCTCATCGCCGGGGCTAGAGGTGGCGAGGATGGAAATGATGTCATCAGCTTCGAGGCGGGGTTCAAGACGCGCCTTGTGGTGATAAATGAGGTGTTCCTTCAGCTCGCCGAGAATCATGGGCTTACGGGTCTTCGTGCGGTGGGCCTTGTAGGTGGGGTTTAGTTCCTTGCGGAAGTTCTGTCCGTCACTGACGCACACCTTTACCTCATCCGCCCCCAGCGTTTCCTGCACTGTCTTGAGCCAGTGGTCAATGCGGTCTTTGGCTTCGCGGGCGTCAGCGTGTAACGTCCAGAAGTCTTCAGCCCATTCGATAGGAACCTCAGCCTGTGCTGCCTGTTGATAGGCAATAATGTCGCCGTCAATTAGTAGTGTTGTTTTCATTTCTGTGTTTGTGTTTGTGTGTTACCGCACCGACATAGTGTATGTGCTTTAGGGTTTTCAGTTGTGCGTATGTTTCCCGCCGTGAGGCCTCATCGCCACACTTGAAACAGTCTAGCGCAATTTGTGCCTGTTTTTGTTTCTCGCGAAGGTGCGGGTAAAGCCTGCGGAGCGCGGTGCGTGCGCCCTGACCATAGATTCGCCACCTGAAATAATGACGGCCTAAAACCCCTTTGGAAACTTGCTCTACCTCTGTTACTTTCCCACCAAATGCCTTAAAAAGGAGACTAACTCCGCGCGGGTTACAACTGCTGACGCACAGCTCAAGGCGTAGTTGTTTTGAAAAGATGATACTGCCTTCTCCATCAAAGTATCCAGCAAGGTATCTTATACAGGGTTTCATTTTGGGTTAGTGCGTTTCCGCCCAGTTATTGCCTATTTTGAACGCTCCGTCAAGCGGGCAGCGAAACTTGAAGGCTTTGCCTGCGTCACGGATTGCCTGCACAGCGGCCTTGCCCACAGCCTCCGCCTTGTCCGCCTGACACTCAAACTGCATCTCGTCATGGACGTGCGCCACAAGGGAGAACTCCCGTCCAGAGGCATAGCCAAGTTCCGTTAGGTAGCGCATGGTTAGAATGGTTGCTTGCTTCATTACAAGCGCACCCGCTGATTGGAGCAGCATATTGAGTGCAGCGTGCTGCGCTCTAATAGGAAGAATGCGTCCGTCTAGTCCTACTAGAGAGCCGCGCTGTTCAGCGGCAAACTCCACAGCCTCACGGAGGCTCTTTAAGGCAGGAGTCTTGCGAAGGAACTCTTCCTTAATCTGTCCGCCCTCGTCTGGCCCCTTGCCAATGATGCTACCAATCTTTGCGTCGCCCGCTCCGTAGAGGAAGGCGTAGATGAAGGTCTTGGCGTTGTCTCGTGTAGGCAAGCCAGCGGCCTTTTGGTTCTCGGTGTGGATGTCCCCATCAAGCAACACTTTCATGTATGCCCCGCCATCATACCGGGCCATGTAGTGAGCCAAGCAGCGAAGCTCCAAGCCTGATGCGTCACAGCCCACAAGTTTCTTCCCGGCAGGGACACCGAAGAGCGCACGGCACTCTGCTCCATACTTACTGCCGTGATTGGGAACCTGAGCCATGTTGGGCTTGCTGTGGGTGCAGCGTCCAGTGACAGCTCCGTTCGTCGTAATCCTCCCGTGCATTCTTCCGTCAGGACGAACGAGCTTCAGCCACGCCTCAGTGCCTTCTGCAACCTGACCGAGCCGCTTTGATACTAGGAGGTAATCAAGGAGCGGAGCAGCCTCCTTGTAGCCCGCTTTGTGCAGCTCATCAAGCACACCTTCGTCCACCTTCACCCGGCCATCGGGGGTGTATTCTTCAGGCTTCCACCCCTGCTTGATGAAGCGAGCAGCAATCTGGTCACGGGAGCCGGGGTTGAACGGAACCTCCTTAACCTTATTGCTTCCTTCAGTAATGCGCTTGATAGCACTGGCCTTTGTTGTTTTGTTCTCCTTGGCCCATACCGCAGCCGCCGCCGCTGCCTCAAACTTAGTGCTGAACTCTGCGCCCTCGAAGAGATACACGCATGACTTCATCTGCTGATGGGTAGGCGTGAACACCTTACGCAGTTCATCTTCCACCTCCGCCCGCCGAACCTGTAGCGTAGCCGCGAGCTTTAGTGCGGCCTCGCTGTCGAAGGCAAACCCAGTTACCTCTTGCTGCTGAGTAATAGCGGCGAAGCGGTGTTCCAGCTCCACGGCCACTTCACTGTATTGCTTGGCCCTGATGGTCTCCCACAGGCGAAACGTAACAGACACATCTTGCACGCAATAGTCCTCCATCTCCTGAGTCCAGTGTGACCAATCATTCTTTGATTCTTTGAAGTCCCCCTTCAACTCGTTCACTCGGTAGCCCCAAGCCTTTAGGCTGTGAGAGCCGATGAGGTTCTTAGGGAAGTATTTGTTCTTGATTACAAGGGCAAAGTCCGACTCCTTCAAGTCAGGCCACATCAGCCGTGTGCAGAGGATGGTGTCCCGCTGCTGTCCGAGCGGGCGGAAGTTAGGGTAGAGCTTCCGTATCACGGGAAGGTCGAAGCCCACAATGTTGTGTCCTACGATGAGCGTAGCAGCTTCGAGAAGGCGCAGCCCGTCGGCTATCGAGTTGCCTCCCGGCTGGTGGCTGTAGCGGGTCGTAGTGCTGCGCTGCACATCCATGATGCAGAGGCAGTGAACCTTTGTGACGACATCGAGTAGCCCGTCTGTTTCGAGGTCAAAAATAAGAGTGTTCATGGTTGGTTCAATCAAACTCAGCCGCCGTCGGGATGGGTTCTTCCAGCATTGGAATCTCGCGGGTGCGGCCAGACTCTCGGTTGTATTCTAGCCGACAAGCAAGACCCGTCTCGCCCGACCACCTATTCTTCACCACCCGCACCTGCGTCACGTTGCCCACAAGCACGTCCTGTTGGTTGCGCTCCAAGCCCAGCACAATGTCAGAGAGCTGTCCGATGCCCCGGCTACCCCGCAGATGGGACAGGGAGATTTGACCACCCTCCTCAAACGGCTTGCCGTCAGAAGACTTGAGATGGGAGACGAGGATGAGGCCAATCTTTAGTTCCTCCACGAGGGAGCGAAGGCGGGTCATGGTCACATCAATTAGGCGGCGTTCGTCTCCTCCTTCAAGGCCAGAGACAACGATGCTTAAATGGTCGAGGACAATCCAGCCGCAGCCGCAGCCACGCACCATGTAGCGGATGCGTTGCATCAGGTTCTCGGACTCCATTGAGCCGAAGTGGTCATAGGTTACAAAGCGGCCCGTGCCAATGGTGCGGTCAAACGCCTCCCGCATCTCAGCCTCGGACACGTCCACCTTCAGATGGATTGGTTTGCATAGCTCGATGCCGAGAATGCCTAGAGCCGTGCGTCGGACAGACTCTTCAAGCGCGATGTAGCCCACGCTCTGCCCCTGTGTCATTAACCAATGAGCCAGCTCCCGGCAGAACTGACTCTTGCCGATACCGGAGCCAGCGGTGACAGTGACCAGCTCACCCTGCCGCAGGCCGTGCGTAATCTTGGTTAGTCCCTCGAAAGGATAGGGGACAGCCTTCGCGTCATCCACTTTGATGATGTAGTCCCAGAGGTCAGCACCACCGATGATGCCGTCAGGCCGGAACTCCTTTGCGTCCCATATAGCCTTAACAATCTCCGCCCCTCGGTTAGCTTGGAGTAGGTCAGAAGCGTCCTTTAAGGGCAGGGCTGCAATGCGTGCCTTTCCCACAGTAAGCAGTGCGGCACACGCTTTGGCCGCAGCCATCCCCGGCTCATCCATGTCGAACATGAACACCACCCGCTCAAACTTCTCAAGGTAAGTGAGGTTCTTAGCGCACGCCTTGGCCGCTCCCTGTGCGCCATTAGGAACAGAAACAACGGGCCACTTTAGCTGCTGCACCTGACTGACACTAAGCGCATCAATCTCCCCCTCAGTGACCACGAGCATCTTGCCCCCATCGCTCCACAGGTGCATCCCGTAGAGGCCCATGCGTGAGGTGTCGCCCAGCACCATGAAGTCCTTATTGGGGAAGCGAATCTTTTGGGCCACGATAGCACCGCCCATGTCCTTGTAAGTTGCAATCTGCACGGGCTTGCCGTTGTAGTGGCCTGTCCGGTAATCCCACTTGGCGCAGGTTTCTGCGTTGAGGCCGCGCTTCGACAAAGGTTCTACTTCTCCAAGAATGAAATCGCTCATGTTGTTTGTGTGTGTGTGTCTATTGTTTGTTATCCGAACCGCGCTGCTGTCCCCCATGCGGTGTGTGGCGCATGAAAAACAATAAGTGTGACCGTCAGAGTAAATGCCTAGACCGTCGGAAGAGCCGCAGTCAGGGCAGGCCGCATGGGACAGGAATGTGCTGCTGTCCTTTTCCTGTGAGTTGCTCATTGGGGTTTGGTGGGAGTGTCCCCCGCACCAAGGCAAAATAGGTTTCGGCTGTCATCGTCACCAGCCACGGCGCGTTGTTCCATCGGTGTGCGATGAACCACGTTTTGTTGCCAGCGTCCCCTGATGCTTGGGCAACGGCGTCCCTCATGTTCAGGCGTTCAACTCGCTTGACCTCGAAGTGCGCCCATTTGAGGGAGTCACACACCACGTCAGGAGAATCTGTGCCGCCCTGAAACTGAACGCCACGGCGGGCCGGGTATCCCTCAGCGGTGCATACCCCAGCCCACTCGCGCTCTCCCACCTTACCTTTGGTGCGCGAGTTCACGCTTAGAAGTCAGAGCCGCCGTTGCCCGCAGCGGCAGACACCGACACCGTGCTGCTCTTAAACACGGAGTCAGGCAGGGACTCACCGCCGACAAAGCCCTCTTCCTCAGTGGTGAACCCGTAGGCCGCAGAGTTAGTCGGGCCAGAGGGGGCGCGAAGCTCAAGCACTTGCACGGCGCGGAGCCGCAGGGACACACCACAACCCAGTGCTGGCGAATACCACGGGTTGATGTCAGCCGCAACTCGGACAGTGCTGCCGCCTCCTACAGGGCCAGTGAACACGCCGCCCTTGCTGTCAAAGATAGCAGGCTTGCGCTCCCCGCCCTTGCTGCCGTCCTTGTTCAACCACGAAGCCTTCATTGAAAACTTGATGCGGAGCAGGCCCGTCTCGCTGCCATCTTTGCTGGTGTCATTCTTCCACGGGAGGTCAGCCATCTTCAGACTGGACTTGCGGAGGGTGGCGCACTGCTCTTTGTAGTAGGTCTGAAGAATGCCAGTGACTTTCTCGGTAAAGCCTTCGGCTTCAGCGGGGTCGAGCAAAAGGTTGATGCTGTATTCGCCTTCGGCCTTGAACTTGAAGTCCGGCTCGGAGAGCTTGGGCCACTGGGCGGTTCCTTTAGGGGAGGTGATGGGGACGGTCTTGTATTCCATAGCTGTGTTACGGGTGTGTGTGTGTGTTGCTGTTTGTTGTCAGTGTTGCTTTGTGCCTCACTGACTACTTAAAAAGATACCGGGCTTTCAGAATTTCAGCAAGCAAAAAGTTTCCATAAGGCAAAGTTTCTGCGTTTGGCACGAGCTGCGTAGCGGTGTATTCCTGCAACTGCCGTTGGAAACGCACAAGCTGGTTGGGGGTGAACACGTCAACGAAAGCCTGTCGAGTTAGGGTCAGCATCTCTGCTACGTTGCAGGCGTGAGCGGCGTAGCAGTCGTGGATACTGAGCATGGGAAAGAGAGCTTTACTGGCAACCAGATGCAGGATTGAAGCATCAAGCGAATGCACAAAGTTTGGAGCTAGTGCCTTCTGTTGTTGCTTCTGGTTGACACGCTTGAAGTCGGGCTTGGCTAGGCTTATCTTACGCTTTCCCATGATGGTGAAGAAACAAGCGTAGCTGGTTGCTTCGTAGTAGTCTTGCCGCACGAGGAAACCGCTGGGTGTCCGCCACGTCACGGCTCGGTTTTCGTCAGACACTTGCGTTCCCTGCTGCACGAGGAAGCGCATACATTCCTTAGCTGACCGCACCACCGAAGCAATGGCTAGGTTCAACTCCTTAGCCAGCCAGAACACCGTGACCACTAGCTCGCGCTTGTCTTCCCACCGCTCAAGCCGCTCAGTGCATATTTTCCGTGCCTCCTCCTCGATGTGCTGCGCGTGGGCGTAAGCACTGGAGCCGTAAGGCACGGTCATTACGGGATGCTTAACCATGCTGCGTGTCAGCCCAAAGGCCAACCACGCTTTTGCTCCTGTGCTACCATCGCGTTTAAGTCTGTCTTCCAGTTTGGCGAGGACACTGAGGTAAATGTCGGTAGGCGCATTCCGTTCGGTGCAGTTGGTGGCTGCGGCCCCTACTTCGTCACGCATGAGCAGCGAGAGAATCTGTAAGCCGTTGCTGCTGGCATCAAGGCAGACAGGGAGGTGAGAAACAAAAGTTTCACCCGCTGCGTAATAGCCTGCCATCTCGAAACACGCACGAAGGAATTGCCACGGGTCATCCGCTGTGAGCCACCAAGCCTGTCCAACGGGGTCTGCAACGGTTTGAAGGATGTGTTCTCGGTGTTTGTCTGTCCACCCCTGTCGGGCCTCGAAAGAGAGCTTGTCCACACCAAAGGCGTTGGCAGTGTGGATTTTAAGCCACTCCGCTCCGCCCGCACCGAGAGGTCTGCCCTCACTAAACTCGATAAGGGCGCGAGGATAGTCCGTGCCTTGCGGGTTCAGCATCGGCAGGTAGTAGATTCGACCACGGAAATCACACTGAGCCGGGAAGTAGATGGCTGGCTCATCCTTGAACTGTCGGGCCTGTGATAGAATCTTAGCAAGGCAGAGCCGCTGCTGCTTCCAATAAATGTTCTGGGCATAAACACTCGTTGCCTCCCGGCAGTATTTACGAAGTGCTGCGCGGTCTGTGGCAATGTTAGTTGGTTTCTCAGGCAGAAGAATAGCTTTGTTAAAAGGCATCGAGCCTCCGTCATTCAAACCCCGCTCCCAAAAGATGTTCATTACTTCAAGAACACTCTTGTTCACCCTAAAGCCTGTTGATTGGATGCGGTTCACCGCTTTATACACCGAGGGCATTGAGTAGCCATCGAGCTGCGCCAGCCAGCCTTTGTTGTGGGTCTTGACGATGCCTATGTTGGCCCGAAGTGCGGCGGGGTAGCCCCCTGAGTAGGGCTTTGTGTCCACCCACGGAACGGGAGGCTCTACCATTGGAAGGAAAACTGGGGTCAGGCCAAAGTGGGCATCATTCCAGTCCTTAATCCAGTCCATACAAGCCTCAGTTGGAACCACGGTGATTATCTTTCGCTTGGCGCGGACGACACACTTGTTAAACTCAATGAGGCCAGTCACAGAGCGGAAAAGCTCGATGCACACGGAGCCAACCTGCGCCCTTGTGCCGTCGTCCCACCGCTGCCAGTCACGGCTGTTCACTCGTGCCATGAACTCTGCCGTGTTCCGCTTGAACGAATAGCCTTTATTTTTGGAGATGCGCCGAAGGATGCTTTTCCAAAGAATCCTGTCCTGTTTTTTAAGCTGCTGGAAGCGAACCTCATCCTCGATAGCCATTCCCACACGGACAGCGAGGGTAGCAAGGGTGCGCTGTTTGATAATGGCATCGAGTATTATTTTACAGGCAAGGAACGCAGCTTTGTCAGCGGTAAGCAAGGAGAGCTGCACAACCGCCATGTGCATTCTCCCCGGCTTTACTGCTGCCTTCTCACACCAGTCAGTTATGGCCTCACTCAGCGGACGCACGGCTCTATCAAGCAGCACCCTGCCCGCACCGTTCCATGTCTGAGTATCCTTGGAGCAGCGCAGGGTCTCCATGCGGGTGTCTCGCACTGATGCAAGCTCTCGCATGGAAGCTGTTAGCTGTGTTTGGGTCATCTTACTAGCTGATAAGAACGCTGTTTGTTCCTGAAGAATAGATAATACTATCCACGGGCAGCTCGTTTAACGTCTCTTCTCCATTAACTGTATCAGTCAGGATGCTCACACGAGCGGTTGGGTTGTCCACTGCTATATCATGGAGCTTTTCAATGAGTTCTTGGATGTGCATATTAGGTGTTAGCGTTGTTTATCTTACTCCCTCCACACTGGCAGAGGAAGTTAGTCTGTCCGTTAAGCCTTGCTATCTCATCTTTTGCTGCGTTGAGCGAATGCTTGAGCCTGTTAATTTTGCCGTGCGCTTCTTCAAGCTCTTCTTCCACTGTTAGCTCCTCTTCATCTTTCTGATTCCAAGGGGCGTGCGGGTCATTCTCCGCGCCTGCTGGGTAATCCCAGCCGAATACGTTACTCACTTAGTTCCTTTCTGTTGGTTTGTTTTTAACTGCTTAATCGCTGCCTGTGTCCGCTCCCAGTAGGGAATTGTGGCCTTTTTCTGGTAGCCTCTCGGCCCACCATTCCAGATGCGAGCGGCATCCTCATCCGTAACACTCCTACCAAGCCGTGCCTTGGTGCAATAGATGGACTGGTAGGTGTGGAAGATAGCAACCGAGTTGCTGCGGGAGAAACAATCATGGGGCCAGACATAAATCGGCTTACCCCGTGTGCGGTTGTAGGCGTTCACATCCAGCACGACTTCACGGTGTATCTGAAGACACCCGACAGCCTTAAAGTCGTCGCCCACAGCGAGGTCACGACCACTGGATTCAACGGCGATGAGGGCGAGGAGCAGCGTGTTCATGGTTTGCCTTTCTTGTTAAGTGCCGAGAAGCTTTTATCAAGTTACTGATTTTACGGAACATTAAACCAAGCAGTTTTAGTAAATAACCTCCCCTGTCGCAAAGCGGAGGAGAGTGAGGATTGCCGCCGACGCCCTCTAGCCGAAGGCAAACGGCAACCTAAAATCAGCCGTAAATAACCTCCCCTAAAATGGCAAGCTGAATGAAGGCATCGAAGTCCTGAGCATCCGCCGTGCAGAGCCAGTCATCTACATCGTCTTGCGTCACCGATGGCGTGTTAATCGAAGCGGTCTTCGTGCATCCCTTCGGCCATTTATTTGTAAAAATCAGTGGCACGGCGGCAAGCAACTTGGCTTTGTCGAGCGGATGGTGAGTGTCCTGCTCGTCGTCCACAAACGTAAAGTCTAGCTTGGAATAGTTGGCCCGAATGCACTGAAGCACGTTGCACCTCCCTGCTTCTGGGAAGTTGTCCATAATGCCGCGCACGAGTTGTTCTTGTTGGGTGGTATCCATAAATGTGTCTGTGTTATTGCTCCAAAGCCTCCGCAGCACGCACAAGGCAGGCGGGTGATAAGTGGGCATACCGCTGAGTCATAGCGAGGGAGCGGTGGCCGAGGAACTCCTTCACGACCATGACTGGAACACCCGCTTGAACAAGGCGTGAGGCGCAGGTATGGCGCAGGCAGTGCGGGACGAACTGGGTGTCACCATCCAAGCCTAGCAGCGTTCTTGCAGCGTTCCAAACCGCATTAACGCGCTCGCGGGTGATGTCCGCAAAGGGTGATGCAAGCCCCTGAGCCAGCCGCGCTGCCAGTATTGACCTGATTCGGGCGGTGAACGGCACTGTGCGGCTTCCGCCGTTCTTTGTGTCCCAGAACGAAGCACCAGCATCGGTAATGTCCCGCCAGTCTAGCTTGAAGGCTTCACCGACACGACACCCGGTATCCACAAGGAACCGGAAGAGGTCAACATGGGCGGTGTGGCCGAGCTGCGTGAGCGCATCCATGAGCTGCTGTTCTTCAGCCTTGGTGAGCCAGCGGATGCGCCCATTGATTTCCTTTTGGTGCGGGAGTTCAACACTTAAAGTTGTCCAGCGGTTGCTCTTGGCTGTCTTCAGTATGCGGCTCAAGCATGACACCTTGCGGTTGATGGTGGCGGGCTTGTTGCCGAGCTTGCGCTGGGCCTCGATGAAGGCGTCCACCTCCGAAGGGCCGATGTTCTGCACGAGGCTGTCACCGCCGAAGTAAGCAACCACTTGGTCAGCCAAAAGGCGGCTGCTGTTCTCCGACTTGGAGTGCGCCCAGTAGCGGTTGTAGGCGGCGGTGTAGGCTTCATTGACGGTGGCCTGTGAGGGCATGGCGGTGTCGGTGAGGCTCTGGCCGTTCACCAGTGCGGCCTTGGCGTTCACCTCCCACTTGTGGGCGTCTGCGTGGGTTGCGAAGACACGAGAGACGCGCTTCCCGGCGGTGGTGATGGTGACTTTGAATGCGGTGGCGGTGGCTTTGATGGGCATGATTTGTGTGTGTTAGTTGTTGCTGTGTGCTGCTGCCGCAGAACGCACCCGGTCAAAGCGTTCAATAAGCCTATCAGTTAGCTCCGAAAGGCGGATAAGGCGGTTAGTGAGGGCGTCGAGTGCATCCTTCTCAGCGGGAGTTCCCTTTTCGCGGAGGGATTCAAGATTAACGATAAACTGCTTGGTGGTTGGTGAAGTCATACACTTAAGGAGTCAGGCCGCGCCTACCGAAGCCCAGCCGCCATCCCACTTCTCACCATTAAGGAACCATTGGAAATTCTGCTGAGAAATGGCGACCCCAGTGATGCCATTCAGCCGCTCTTTGGTGGTGTTGGTGGCCCAGCCAGCGTGGGTTATCTCAACCACGCCACTGATGCGGCGGGCAATGAGGTTGCGGTGGAGGTAAAGGGCATTGCCTGTGGATTCAGTGTTGCCACTCTTCGCAGCTCTGCCAGCGTTGAATGCACCGACGACTTTCTTGGTGATGACTCTCATGGTGTGTGTGTTTGTTAGCGTGTTGACTGTCTCGGTGTGTAGCCGATGGACAGACTGTAACAGAAGTTTTAACGGTGTCCATATTTATTTTTAAGAATTTTTAAGTTCAACACTTAGGTTCAACACTTAGGTTCAACACTTAGGTTCAACACTTAGGTTCAACACTTAGGTT